GCTCAAGGTCACTGCCGCCGGTGCCCTCGGGGAGATGATCCGCACCGGGTACGGGTCCGGGCTCCTGGAGGACTTGTAGCGTGCCTCCGCTCGCGCCCCCACCTGGGGGCGGCCTGAAGCTGCGCATCTCCGATGAGGGAAGAGAGCGGTTTCAGGAGCTGATGGAGGATCCCGGCCTCCTCGATCTGAAGCGGCCCGCAGCAATTTCCACCCTTCTGGTGGAACAGGTGGACTGGGAGCCGTCACAAGAAGCGGTCTACGAACTTGCCAAGGTTGTGGCCAACCGGGGAAGGAAGAGGGCCAGAAAGGGGGAGGAGCAGGAGGAGGAGAAAGAGCCGACCGAGGCGCACCTGGCTGCCGCGCGTACCAAGCTGGTGGCGGGCTGTATGGAGCTGCTTGTCGTTCATACGCAGGTGATTGAGAAGGCCCACAAAGCACAGGAGACGCGCCGCATTCTTCTGGAGCAGGTGCTTCCGCTGCTCTTCGGTTTTGCAAAGACGGTGGGCACGCTGATCCGCGACTTCATTCCACCCGGACAGCAGGCCGCGTTTCTGCTGAAGCTGGACGAGGCGACGGCGGTGCTCGTGGCCAGGGTCTCCGAGGCCTCGGAGACGATCAAGGCCAGGTCGTGAACAGCTACGCGCTGCAACAGGAGCGGATCCGTCTGGAAATGATGACGCAGCTGCGGCGCGGCTTTGGCTTCGACCGCGCGCCCATCTCCACATTCAGCAGCGATCTTGAATTCGTGCAGCACTACGGTCTGAAAGTCGGCCTCTCCAGGCCCGATTTTGTGGGCTACAAGCACATGATCGAGCCCTATGAGGACAGCCACACGGATCAGGTGCTCATGGCCGCTGCCCAGACGGGGAAGAGCGCCCGGATCATGGTGCGTATCCTCCGCGCCGCTTTTGAGCACTGGGGGGCGCTGTTCGGGTACTACTTCCCTGATTTTGCGCTCCCTGCGAAGTTCTCCAGCGATATTTTCAAGCCGTTTGTGCTGTCGTCGGCAGAGCTGGCGCCGTGGCTCGGGCATGATGCCGACGGGGACAAGGGCACCGATCAGATCCTGACGCGCACCATCGGGGCAACCAAGCTGTACTTCCTGTCGGTGCGCGGAAAGACCGCTACCGAAGGGCTCCCGCTGAAGGGGGTCTTCTTTGATGAAGTCCGGCGCATGTCCTACGGCGACATCCAGCGCGTAGAAGAGCGCACGTCTGCCCAGGTGCGGCCTCTCAACTTCAAGGTATCCACCGCCTTCTGGGACAACTCCGACATCCATGCCGCCTTCCTGAAGGGCGATCAGCGGTATTTTCACAGCTTCTGCGCCTGCCCGGAAGGCGTTGTATTGTCGCTTACATTCCCGGATTGCGTAGCGGACCTGACCCGCGCGACTCCAAAATTCCGCCGGGAGGTGGAGCACGCCTACCGCAATTTGCCCTGGCTGGGCATGACTCCCGAGGGCATCCAGCAATACGGGGAGGCGGTGTTCATCTGCCCGAAGTGCGGCACCATCATCACAGATCCCAGGGATGGGTGGTGGGAGCCGCATAATCCGGGGGCCTGGGTCCACAGCTACCAGATGCCGCAGATGTTGACGCCCTCCTACAACGCCGCCAGGATCTGGAAGAAGTATGATCGGCCGGGGGAGTCCACCGACATCCGCGAGGTGTGGAATTCCATGCTGGGACTGCCCTATGCGGACAAGGAACAGCAGCCCGTGCAGCCCGAGCACCTCCTGGCGTGCGTCACGTCCGAAGCGCGCTGGTCCGTCCACATGCGGATGGAGTGGAGGAAGCGGAACATCAAAAACACCGCCATGGGGATCGATGCCATGGGCGGGTTCAACTGCGTCGTTATCAAAGAAATGGCGCCGAACGGGAAATATCGCACCATTCACCTGGAGGTATGCCACGGTGACGATCCGTGGCGGCAGTGTGCCGTGTTGATGGAAGAGTTCGACGTGCGGATCTGCGTTGCGGACTGCAACCCGCATTGGAACGAGGCCCACCGCTTCGCCAAGGCTTTTGAGGGCCGCGTCTGGCTCTGCAATTACGTGGACTCCGGGCCCGTCGGCGACATGATCTCCTGGAAGGACAGGAAGAAGGCTCCCGCCGGTCAACAGAAGGCCGGCGACGACGTGAAATTCAAGTATTCGGTGCTGGTGAGCCGTACCCGTGCCTTGCAGTGGAGCCTGAAACGCTGGGAGCAGCGGCGCAACGAAATGCCGGATCCCAAGAAGTTGATGCAGCGCCTTCCGAAGCAGGCCGGTAAAGTCGTTCTGACGGCGGGGCTGCGGTCGGGGCAATGGGAGCCCACGCCGATCAGCCAGGATGTTTACTTCATCCATCTTCAGAGTGTGGTATTTGTGAAGCGCCAGGTATCCGAAGAGAAGGAAAGGGAGGGTGTTGTGAGAATGGTAGCCGAGCATATCCGCCTCGATCCGCACTTCGCGCACGCGGATCTCTATGCCAACGTCGCCCTGGCGCGCATCGGAAAGGGGCGCGGGGCCGGGATCGACGATGCTTAGCCGATCCAGCCAACTCGCCTATGATCGCCTCATGGGGCGGGAGACTGGCGACGGGGCAGAGGAGGAGCCGGGGCGTTTCCGTATCCGGTGCATCGAGGTGCCACAGGTGGACGTGGTAAGCGAGGCCCTGAAGCGCCTTGATGCCGTTTCGCACCGGAAGCGACCATCGAGAGCAGCCAGGTCGCGCGAGGCGACGGGGGAAACATACGACGAGAGCGGTCAACTTCTTTACAACGGGCGTGCCTGCTGCGCGAAGCTGATCAGCGCGGTCCAGCTGAATCTGCATAATCATGTGCTGGATACCGTATTTGACTGTGAGTGCGGCGCTCGCTATAAGCTCGAAGTGAGGATCCCCTATGGCAGATGAGGGCCGCCGCGACAACAGCCCGGCTGGGCAGATGGAAGCCCTGGGCGTCACGCGCGGCAGCGATGGCAGCATTCACCTGTCTCCCAAGGCCACCTCGTTTCTGCAAGCGGAGCTGATCCGAAAGACGGCGATCTCCCAGGTGCCCAGCACCCCGCGCTTTCAGACCCGAGACGCCGGGGGCGTGGGTACGCGGAAAGGGGCCGGTCAGTGGAATTCGCTCTCCTTTGAGGGCCTGCGGCAGATCCGGGGGCGCTCGCCGGTCTGCTCGGTGATCCATGCAGCCCGGCATCAACAGCTGATCCGTCTGGGCTCCAAGTGGAATGGCCGGCGCGGCGATGTCGGCTGGCGTGTCGTTCACAAAGATCACCATGAACGCGACGCGAAGCCGCCGGCGGGCTTTCAGCAGCACATCGACCAGTTCTCAGCGATGTTGGAGCATCCGTCTCCCGACTACTGCCCCACCACCGCCAGCCTGCTGATTGGACTCTGGGAGGACTACGCGACGCTGAATCGTCCGGTGATAGAAAAGCTGACCAGCATCGTAGATGATAAATATGTGGTCGGCTTTCGTCCGGTTGACGGTGCCCTGATCTGGGAAACCAACTTCTTTATCCAGCAGTGGCTGCGCCACAGCCCCGATCCCTGGACCGGGTACACCGGGAACCCCGCAGAGTTGTCGCATGAAGATCGTTGGAGGATCCTGGAGCAGCGTTTCGGGAAGAGCCTGCGCACCGCGAAATACTGCCTTGTCCGGGATGGTATTCTGGAGCATGTCTACCAGAATGACCGCCTGATCGTGGCGCCGCTGCTTACCAGTACCGACATCCGCTGGAACGGCTACCCGCCTGGAAAGGTGGAGGAAGCCAAGGAAATGATGCTGGCGTTCATCAACTCCTTCGACTACAACGGGAGTTTTTTCACGTCGGGCATGATGGCGGAGTTCTTTTTAGGCGTCTCGGGCGACATGCACGACGACGACGTGACCGCCTTCCAGGATCAGCTGCGCGAGGCGACGCAGGGCGTGCGGCGGGCCTGGAAACCGCCGATCCTGAGTCTGCCGTCCGATGGAGTGATCCAGAAGATCGACCTCAAGACGAATCCCAAAGATACCGCCTTCGAGGGCTGGATGTCGCTGCTTCTCGCGATGGCCTGCGCGGTCTATCGTATGGATCCCAGCACGATCAACGCAAAGCCCTGGGATGGAGGATCCGGCCCGTCGCTGTCGGCTCCCAACCGGGGCACCGAAATTGCTCTGGCGAAGGAGGAAGGGCTTCAGGGGGACATGATCCACCTGGTGGATTCCATCCTGAATCCGCTGGCCAGGGCGTGCCATCCCGATCTGCGCGTCTACCTGGAATATGGCGACTACGATCCAAAGAAAGAAGCGGAGATCGCAGACATCCAGCTGAAGGGCTGGCGTACCCGCAACGAGATCCGCCTGGAGCAGGGTCTGCTCCCGCTGGGCTTCTGGTGCCCTGCGGCGAAGTATGAGAGCCTGTCCGATGAGGATAAGCAGAAGTTCGATTCCAACCTCTGGAACATGCCCAGCGATCCGGCCTTTGCCAGCCAGATGATGCAGCAACAGCAGGCCATGGCGCAGCAGTTGGCGGCACAGCAACCGCAGCCCGATGGGTACGGGGGTGAGGCGGCCCAGCCCGATGGGTATGGCGGCACGCTTCCGGCCGGGAGCCAGGATCCGCAGGATGGCGCGCCGGGCGGCGCTGGCGGTGGGCAACCCGGGGCGCCTGCCGGTCAACCCGCTTCTCCTTCACGCGCTGGAGCTGCACCGCAACCCGGTGCTGTCCAGCCACCACAGCAACCTCTTCAGAAGGGCAACGGCGCCCATACCACCGTCTTCGTGGTAGAAAGCCATAGGAATTACCCATGAGCGCCCGTATCGTTGGCAACGTTGTCCGTTTCGGGCAGCAGTCCTCCACAGGCACCCGGATCTACGGGAACACCGGGTTTACCACCGACATGGCCGCTCCCACCGATGATCGGCAGGGGATCAGCGCGGATCGCTTCGCGAAAATGCAGTGGTTGGCGTCGATGCCCGCCGGGATCACCGGCTTCGATGTCACCCTGTACCGGCTGGTCAAGGTGGTGGTTTTCACCGGAAGCCCGCAGGTGCTCACTACGTTGTTTTCGGAATGGGTGGCTGAATCCACGGCATCGTACACGGCCAGCGCGCTGGTGTACCAGGATGTGCATGGTCAGTGCCTGTATGCGAGGGTCCACAACATCGCCGGGACGATTACGACGCCCGGCGATGAGTTTATTCTGGCCCACACCGGCCTCAATTCCTAAGGGGCAAAGATGAACTTCCCTCCGTTCAGCCTGGGTCGGACGCTTAGCGATAAGCTGCGACACTACCTCAATGGGGTGTCGGGTGGCCCCCACTTCATTCCGAACGGTCCCTTTGTCCGTGAGCTGGATCTTGGCGAGCTGGTGCAGAGCGTGCACGACCTCGGGGCTGCGCATGTGGCCAAGGGGGCGGCACTTGTAGCGGTGGATACCGCTCTGGGGTTTGCGGGGACCACGGTGCGCGAGGCGCTCAGCGAGCTGCTGGAGCGCGTGGTAGTCCTGGAGGGTGGAGGCGGCGGGCCTGGTGCTGAAACGTTCCGAACGATCTCCAGCTTTCCGGCTACGGTCGCAAGTGACGACGTGTTGTTGTTGGTCACAGCGGCCGGTACGCTGCCGCTTCCCGCAACGGCAACGGCGGGACGGAAGCTGGCGATCCGGGCTCGTGGCGGCGCGGTCTCTCTCACCCATGCCAATATCGAAACGGATGCCGGAACGGTGTCCACATCTCTTTCTTTGCCGGACAACTCGGGGGTTATTCTCCGGGGTGACGGCACACGCTGGCTGATTTTTCCGGGCTAAGGAGCCCATAACGCGGAGTCCTCATGTTCATGTTTCTTGTCGGTTGGCTTTCCTCTTTCGCCCGCTCTGCCAGTGCAGGCGCGGCGCTCACCAGCTTGGGCGGCCTTGCCGCTACCGGCGGCCAACTCGGGGGCAACCTCGACGCCAACTCCAACAAGCTGACCAACCTCGCCAACGGCTCCAGTTCCGGCGATTCGGTGAACTTCGGGCAGGTGACCGCGCTGGTCAACAACCTGGACTACAAGAACGCCTGCCGGGCAGCGACCACCACTGATCTCCCGGCCTGCACCTACGCCAACGGCAGCAGCGGCGTCGGCGCCACCCTGACTGGCGACAGCAACGGTGCACTCGCCGCTATCGACGGCGTGACGCTGATCGCCGATGATCGCCTGCTGGTGAAAAACCAAACCGATGCCGAGGAGAACGGCATCTATGTGGTGACCGTGGTCGGCAACGGCGGGGCCGCCTTTGTGTTGACCCGTGCGACCGATGCGGACACCGCAGCCGAGTTGACGCCGGGCGCGAGCGTGACCATCGAAGAGGGGTCTTCCAACGGCACCCTCGGGTACCGCCTGACCACCACCGGTGCGATCACCATCGGGACTACCGACCTCACCTTCACCATGATTCCCGGTGTGGCGCTGGGCAGCTCCACTCCTGAGGCGCTGGCCGCTTCCGGGTCCGCCGGGTCTGCCTCCGTGGCCGCAAAAGAGGACCACGTTCACCCCAGCACCGGACTGGTTCTGGCGGATGGTACCGGCCTCACTGACCAGCTTGCTACCGTCGGACGCAAGCTGTCCAAGAATATGATCTCCGGGACCGCTACGCTTTCCTTGGACCACGACGTCAACTTTGTGGACTGTGGAGCCGGAAACGGCGTTCTGACCATGCCCGCCGCCACCGGAGACGGTTCGGAAGTGGTGCTGAAGCGGTACGACACCAGCAATCCGGGCGTGAACTCCTGCACCCTGAGTCGCGCCAGCAGCGATACCATCGAGAAGGACGACGGTACCGACGGCACCTCGATCACCCTGCCCAACCGCTCTGCGGTACGGTACACCTCGCCGGTCTCTGGTAAGTGGGTACTGCTGCCGTAGTACCAGGGGGCCGCCTCCTTTTGGGGCGGCCCTTCTCCCCCTTCCACACCTCCCCTCCCCTCCGAGTCGATGGAACCGCTGCTCCTCGAAATACTGCGACAG